GAGACTCTACTTATATTTACTGTCTGGATATTCCTTTCGCCATCCATTAGCTTACCTGTTGAGGCTTGAGTGCCATGACTGGGCGTAGTATCACCACCAAACTCAATAAAGCAGAATGGGCAGCTCTTATCAAGATATTTAATCAGCGCTTCGCAACTGTGACAGATCTTGAATGGTGTACGTTTTGCTTCCTTGCTTTGTTCTTTTGTTGGCGGAGGCCCAATCATATCTACCGGGCCAAATCGCTCAACATTCTGACCGTAATCCAGAACCATAGCATCCGTCTTACTCTCATGCGTCCGAAGCAATCGACCCAGCATCTGCATCCACAGAGATGAAGATTGAGTCGCCCTAAGTATTATCGCCAAGTCTGCATTCTTTGCGTTAAAGCCTGTCGTCAATGTTCCGACAGAAATAATCCAGCGTAACTTAAAGTTTCTGAAATCATCTATTATTCTTTTTCGCTCATCGGTATCTGTCTCGCCAACAATAACTTCTGCAGTCTCACCGCGACTCAGTAGCGCGTACCTTACTCTTTCAGCGTGATCGACACCTGACGCAAAAACAAGAATGCTGTTTCTGTTTGAAGCAAACTTCATTGCATCGTCTATTGCGGTATCAATAAGAAAATCATTGTTCATTAATTCCTGCATTGCCTTCTCATCAAACTCACCTGTCGAGCTAACCTTCAATCCTGAAGTGTCGGCGTAGGTTGATGTTGGTGGTGTCAACAATGGGCACAGAAATCCCTCATCAAACAGAGTTTTCATTTCAATCTTGTAGACTATCTTGTCGCAGATCCAAGTGCCCTCAAGCGTACCAGTGTTCAACTTCCACGGTGTGGCAGACATTGACACGATCCTAACGAATGGATTGTTTTTCTTTATGCCGTCTATGAATTTCTTGTACATTGATTTTTCTGATAGCGAAGCCCTGTGAACCTCATCAATAAATATCACTGATACGTTTTTAAATAAATCAGCCTGCTTATAAACAGATTGAATTCCACAAAAAACTAATTCACCGTTATGATTCTTCTGCCCGTAGGAGGCGCTGTACACAGATGTTTTAGCGTCAGGCCACTGCTCCATTAGCTCATCTTTATTCTGCCCTATCAGTGCCGTTATGTCGGTCAGGAATATCATTTGCTGATCAGACGCGAACTCATAAACACGCTTTGCTATTTCTGCCTGTATTAATGCCTTTCCACCAGCAGTAGGAATCCAGATTAATGGATTCCCACTATGGTCAAAAAGATATTCAATTACAGAATCAATTGCTTCTAATTGATAATATCTTGGTGTTAACAAATCATCCTCCTAATTTATTAAACTCTAACCTAAAGTCGTTTGAATTTCGATTAACAAGCTCGGTGCCAGACTCGTTGCGATAGTGAACGTGTCCTTCATCATCAAGATCCACGACAAAGAATTCATGCACAAGCTCTGGATTGTATTTATGGCACTCCTTAAACTCAAGCATATTTTTTTCATTTAAATCCTCTTTACCTAATGCACAGGTAGCGCCCTCGGTTGTAAAAGTTACGTGTCCGCAATTTCTGCAGTTGGGCTTACCGATCTCTTTGCCTTTGCAAAAGTCATATGCTTCACACTTTCCATTTTTCCATATGCACAGCGGCTTGTCAACAGCTAGTGACCATGCAGCCTGAGGCATCTTGTCTGTGGTGATGATGTGCTTGGCTTTATCTCTAAGAGACTCGAATACCTCACTATCAAATAAAGTCTCGCAGATAACAGTCCTGAAGTCACCTTTAGAGTTAATTCTTTCCCTGCCACCGTGAGCAGCAGCCATGAGTATGTGCTTATCTATACCACTATAACCCATATACAGTTGAGCTTGACAGAAGTATTGATAGCTCCACTTTTCTAAGGCTGCATGCTCATCCTTTACTATAAGCCTTCTGAGTTTATTTTGTTTCTCCCCATCCGTTGACTTTGCTTCCCATACATACCTATCGCCATCAATGGTGCATTCGCCATCAGAGTGTCCTTTTAGCCATGTCATGTCACTAAAACCAAACTGACTACCGTCATCAGCTACTGGCTTTAAGTCAAGCCCAGACTCCATTAGCCTATCAATCAAAAGAGCCTCAACATGATGTCCATCAGAGAAATGGCTGCTACTGCTGTATCCTATAAATGGATCGAAAGCATGCCTAAAATCAAGCCATTGCTTTCTTTCGCAAAATCCACCAAATGACGACATCCCAAGGTAGGTTCTTCTTGAATTCTCACTGTTTGCTTTTTTCTCCATTGACTCAAACATGTCATCTAGTATTTTTTGATGCTTCATCTAAAACCTCACTTAGCGATGCGCTTAATCCATAAAGCTCAATAGCTTTTACATTGTACGCTTCAACAGCAAGAGCTTGAGTTGAAAACATACCGAGAAAGAATTTTTCATTCTCTTTACCTATCTGTGAAAACCATTTATTTCCACTTGCCCAAACACCTTTAGTTTTTCCAAAACTTCTATTGTGATTTTGAACGCTATTGCCTGACCATCTGCAATTACTTTTGCAGTAATCCCCGCTTGAATCTATTCTGTCTATAGTCATTCCTTCTGGTCTATCACCCATGTCTTTATGAAATCCAGATAAGGTTAACCATTCATCACAAACAGATACACCAAGCCCTCCATACCTTTCGTACGAGTCGTTTTTTTTATTAAAGCACCTTTGCAGCATGTGATGCCAAGATGACTCTGTTCTGCTTCTGGCTAGCCCATGTTTTATTCTTGACTCCCGTTGCAGGCATCCGCAAGAACGGGTATTTCCACTGATAACTTTGTATTTATTTATTGATTTTATATTTCCACATATGCATTCACAAAACCACTTCGGGTATTTAGATTCATCTTTATGCAGAAACGTAAGCCTTCCGTATACTTCACCTTCGATACTTGAATTCATATCTTTTCCCCTTAAACAACAAAGGCCGCAATTAAGCGACCTTTTTATTATTTGCTACATCTATCGTCGAGCGAAAGCATTCCCTGCTTGGCTTGTTTGCGGAGCCATCCGTTGTGGTTGTGCTTGTCCCTGAGACTGTGCAGCGCCAGCTACAGGGGTCTTTTTGTATGAAGCGACCTTGGTGTCAGGCTCGCCATTGCTGTTGGTTCCCATCTTGGTTTTTACTGTCAGCATCTTGCCGATCAGGTTAATTGGATCACCAGCTTGCTGTGGCGTAAGGTCTGCTGCAGAGCACAACTTACCGTAAGTCAGCTTACCGATATTCTTTACAACACCGCTCTTATCTGTCCAAGTCATCTCAGTTACTTGGTCGTCTCGGAAGAACATGAATGTATCAAATACTTTCTTGTTGTCGAACTGGCCTCCACCGTATACTGACATGGTTACATTTACACCGTAGTTACCTGATGCGAACTGCTTGTATTCTGCGTTATCGACAATGACAGGGTAGTCTCCTGCAGGGAGTGGAGCGTAAGAGCCTTGGTCTTGCTCGTTTTGCTCGTAGATGTCTTCCATACCCAAATTTAAATTCATAGTCATTTTGTACTTCCTCTTTGTTGGTTGATGTAGAGATATTACATTGTGCAATATCTCCTGTCAAGCTAATTAATCTTTTTTATTCCAAAGATCAAGAATTGAATTGCAGTCAAACAGTAACTCATGCGGTAGTGAGGGTTGAGACCGGTTCTTAGCTAAGAACGCAGGCATCTCACTCGTGTACATGAATCGCTCGCCTTGACCGATTGCCTTGTTCTCCTTTGCTCCCATCTTCCCATCGATCTTTCGTACTATCTCACGAAACTTTGCAAAAATCAAGGCATCTGAATTCTTTTGTAGCAATCCAATTGCATCTTTATGTAGCTCTGGCATGTAACGATCGTAAGGCTCGTTATCAGGGTTACTGACAGTCTTGATCATTGAGTGACCAATAAGCCAGATATTGACATTAAGCTCGCTTCGTACCAGTGAGATCTTGTCGTAAAACTCTTGCCAGTATTTTAGTGCTCGCTTGTAACCACCACCGTAACCGAAGTCTTCGATGTTTGCTTTGACGTGCCCCTTATCATCCCCTGCTGCACAAACGTCTCGGTGGATCAGTGGCTCAAGTGCGGATGCTGAGTCAATAATAATATTCTCAAACCCAGAGTCTCTACCTTCGGTCAGTAGCATGTCCAGAATTCCCATTACTTCACCGAATGCTTGAAGCTTTACACTTCCGTCCTCGAATGTGTACTGAGCTACGTCAAGATCTGCTGTTCCGTCTTCGATTGGCAAGAAGAATGCGTTTGGCAGTGCAGCACACTGGGTAGTTTTGCCTATACCCGGAACACCGTATAACATGATGATCTTTTTATGATCTCGTGTACCTTTTTTTACTGCGCTAAAATCAAATGACATATTTTTCTCTCCTGTTTTATTTATTTCGCTATTATACATAGTTATTTATCTGTGTCAACAATGTTTATTTAACTTTCTACAAACTTTGCTGCTACCAGCCTGTGGGCCTTCCTTCCCTTGCCTTCTCCTTCCTCTATCAAGAATATATCTTGTGACTCAAGAATCAAGTAATTAAATATTTCTTTTCGCATATTGCTGTCCGTTGACTTAAACGGGTGAAGCTTCATGAGATCCTTTTTCATTATTCCTTCTGGGCCCATCTTCTCGATTACATTGTAAGCATCTCGGTATCGCTTATCAATAGAATTCTCAACCATCTCGAATTCAATGTATTCTATCAGCTGCTCAAAACAAAAGTCAACAAGAGCGATAGAAAAGTTAACGCTATCCAAACCAACTGACAAAGCGTATGGATCTTTTGACAATTCCATCGTCAAAGAGATACGCATAGCCTTCTCGCGGTTACGTACGATCATCAGCTCCAACCCATTCTTTCTCAGCTCTTTCTTTCGAGTCATAATATCGTCTTCATACGAGTCGAGTCTGTCAAACGCCTCAGCAGTAAACGGCAGGACGATAGGCTCCATTGGCTTATCGTAATCGTTACGGCCTTGTGAATTCTTTCCTCGATTATGGTGCAGTACTCTACGCTCGATCGTTTCAATCCATGACAATATTTCTTGAGGAACTGCTCGTGACTTAGAATTCTTATTCATCTTCTGATCGCCTTCCTGAGCAAACATAACAATGAATCGATTCAAGAAACCATCACTGATCATCATCTTAGTCATTGACTCTGACAATTTGTGAGGTGTCGTCATGCCAAGCAGGCTAACAGACGGTCTGTTGATCGTTAGCGAGTTCTGCTCATCACCTGTCAGCTTGT